GTTCTTTTCCAGCAACTCCTCTCTATGGTTTAAATAGAACTTTTTTTGTCTCTCTTTTAGATGCTCTTTGTATTCTAAACAATCAGCATTTGCTAGACGATGTTCTTTCCTTTATGCGGATATTTTTTCCTTATTTTTCAAACGGTATTCTTTTGCCTTTATTAATATTTCTTCCTTATTTTTCAAATCGTATTCTTTTTTGTATGCTGCCCGTTTTTCCTTGTTTTCTTCATTGTATTTCTTACTATATTCCATCAGTTTTTCTTTGTTTTTTATATAATATTTTTTATGATACTCTCTCAATTCGTCTTTGCTTACCATTGATATTACCTCCGACCGAAAACTGTAAATAGAATAATGTTCTATAAGTGTAATTGGCAGTGATGTGATTGGTCAATGCTACACCAATCCCCTCCCAATCACTGCCACCTGTTTTAAATTGCTTCTGGCATCTCAAAGTCGAGGTATTTATTTCTAAAAACATCGAAGTGTTCTTTCAGCTCACCCTTTTCTATGATCTTAACTCTTCCTAGCTGCTCAGGGTTTCTAGTCAAATCAGCATCTAGATAAACGAGAGCTGCCTGATCGACTGCCCACTTCAACATGTGTACATAGGCTGAGGTTTGTGTATAGTTTTCTTTATACTCCTTTCCCGTCTTGATATCGAGAAGAGTCCTCTTGCCATCCAGTCTGCAAAACATGTCCATTCTACCCGCAATCCTCGGATCATCGGAAAATAGTGCGGTTTCTACGCATATCGGTTTTATCTTCAACTGGAGTTTGTCCCACATCGCGACGCAAGCCTCGATTCTCCTGCGGGCCTCGTCTGGGGCCATCTTATATATTGGGTCCGTGGGCCTTGGCAACTGTCTATCAGCATAGCATTTCAAGATTCGCCAGTGTACAATGCTTCCAATCGCTGCATATGGTGAACACCACCCACCCGACTTATTACTCCCTTTAACAACTGTTGACACACTTGGAAACAATGTATTTGGATCATTCTTCAGATAGTAATATCTCCCATGATCGGTTTCCTTTGTTCCAAAAAAATTTGAATCTCTTATTATCATATATTATCATACCTAAAATCTTCGCACTCTTCATCCAAAATAATAACTTCGAATATTCCAGATGGTATTTTTATTTCCTCTCGATGAATTGTTATCATTTAAAAGTCCCTCCGTCGAATGCCGCCCAAACTCTCTAGTGTTATATACTCGGCCTCCATTGCTGTGACCTCACCTTTATTAGAAGCATATTTTAATATTAATCCACATATATCTCCATGCGTTCCCCGATCAACTTGATATGGGGTATCAGCAATGAAACATCCAACTCCAAGAATATATTTTTCCATGAAATTCGTTGTACACCTTCTATGACAATGCCCATAGATAGCAATGTTAAATTTGCTATCGTTTGATAGCATTTCTGCCGTCTTTTGTTGAAGCCTCGGTTCGCGTTTTTGCCCGATTGCAGGATTCGCGCAATTGCTTCCATGATAAAGCAAAATTTTTACGCCGCCAGCCACGTCAAACGCCTTGGTAACGTTATCATCACCGGCTTTATGATAGATCAGATCCTTTCTGACCTTAGATAAACTTCTACAAAAATCATAACTGCTGTTTTCATATGCAGTGAGGCTATTGTCATGATTTCCTGATATAATACAATTATTTTTAAAACCATCAGGATAATTATCCTCACAGTACTCTTCATAAGAATATGGAGAGTGTAAGAACCTCTCTTTCTCGTGGCTTGGGTAGTTCATCATACCATCTGTTATATCCCCACCACAAAGCAGTGTATCTATCGATCTTTCTTTACAAATTTTTATGAAATTATTTATGCATTTTCTCTGTTGGTAAAAATTTCCTAAGTGGAGATCGCTTATTATAGCAACCTGATCATAATTTTCGTCTGATATCTTCCAGTTCAACGACATGTCTGGTTTTTTAAGACCGATGTCATACCACCTTTTTGTCCACGCGGTCTTTGATACCTTTATCGATTTCGCACAATCTATAAACTTTCCACCACATTTTGCATAAATCTTTAGCATATCGGTTTTAGTCGTATTTGCTAGTTCTAATAACGGTACTGATCTCTTCTTAATTTAATAACCTCCTAGCAATTGTACTAATGCTGTAAAAAGTAAAAAGGTTAGATGAAATCGTTTTTGTGAATTCCGCCAAGTTCTTCAGCATAAACAAATTCAGAGCTAACGTTGACCATCTTTCCCGTGGTCTCATTAATATTATAACCTACAATAAGGCCACAGATATCAGGTTCCATCATTTTGTCCGCGAGGTACTTTGTTTGTGATTGGAAACACCCCAAACCATAGACATAAGTACCACAATATCTAGGGATCATGCTCGTAAGATGACAGTGGCCAAATGCGATAATATCAGGTTGCCTTGACATTGCCATCAACTCAAATGTCTTATTTTGAGTTCTGGTTGATCTAAATTTAGTACATCCGCCCGTGCCATGAAACAGTTGAACATTTATTCCGCCGTCAACCTTTACCATGTCCGGCAAAGTATTTGACTTCAAATATGTCAAATCACCACGGGCCATTTCGACTGCCTTACCAATATCAAATCCGTCACACCTAGTACCCATCGAATCATCATGATTTCCGAGTATGAATGCATTAATATCAAACCCATCTGGCAAATTTTCAACGCAATAATCGGTCAAATCGTCGATAACATGCAAAAATCTATCATTTTTTGCGCCTACCCTTGGCATCAGGCCCTCAGATATATCACCGGCGTTTAAGAGTGTCCTAATATCCCTTTCGTAGCATAATTCAACGAAATTATTTAACACATTTAACTGTTGATGTGTTGAACCAAAATGCATGTCTGAGATGAAGGCAATTTCATATCGCTCAGAGCTGGGGTCATACTCACTCTTCAGAGGGGTGGCTTCTTTCTCCCAAAACTCTCTACATTCTGATTCGTCTTTGGGTACAACAGTGGCATTTTCTTTATTAATATACTTGCTAATAAGGGTTGAATATGTATTACACGTCCCATTCAAGGAAACAGGATTTGCCCATCCACCTGAGTCTGAAACCGGCATAAGAACCTCTTTATCACAATTGCAATTAGTACATTTGCACTTTCCTGATGCTACTTTTTTCTTTGGATATGAATTCGCATTTACATGACCCTCGCCGCGAGCTGGTTTAATGCATGGGTCCATAAAATCTTTACATCCAATCAAATCTTCACAATTCAAAACTGCCCAACGCTGAGCCCATGCGCGAGCACTGCACTTGACCTTCTTTGCACATTCTTCAAACGACCCTAACTTATGATATAAAGTTAGCATGTCTTCCTTGCTTATATTATTTATCGCATCCATTATTACTCACCAAAATATTATTTTCAATATCGAAAGGCAAACAAACTATTTAAACCTTTCGGCAATCGCGATTATAGTCGTATCGTTTCCACAAATTTTACACTTATCTATCATAGGTACCATCTTCATTTTTCCAGCAATACATCTCAGGAAACATCTTTCTCAATTTGTATCTAGTATAAATGCCTTCCGAGCACTGAATATCAAACTCATTTTGACAAGCAGGACACATAAAAGTATTGAAAAATAGTCCTACGTCTCCTGATTTTACAACAGAATTGGTATCAACAAAAATAATTCGATTGCATGCTCTACATGTTATTATCATGAGAAATGGATATAGAAAAAGTAGTATAAAAAGGTTTCGGAAAAAAATAGAAAAATTAGTGTTGGTTGCTCTCGATCATCGAATGAGCAAAGTTCAACACTCCAGCGGACCAACCACCCAATATATAAGTCTTATTATAAAACTCTGGTATGATTGTATCCTGATATCCAGCGACCTGCACCAAAAACACGTTAACATTTGAATTAACTTTGTTTCGATACTGCGCAATTAACTTTGGCACGTCAATATTTCGTGTACCAAACCACTGATAGTCACGATACTCGCTTGGATCTATACCATATAGGCCCCCATGCCCCGCCTGCATATCAGAATAAACGAATACGTTATCCCAATGTTCCTTGTTACTGATTGCGTTTTTCCAAAACAACCAAATACCATTTTCAGTGGATTGCCCCACTTTGGAACCGGCCTGATCAGCATCCTTTACTTGATCGAATATTGATGCCTTCTTGCGAATAGCGGCAGTTGCCAACCTATCCCCAAACACACCAATATAACCTTCATCAGATACCTTTCCAGTAATTACCGCGCTCAGATTGGCAATCTTTGACATTCTCATGGTACCCATTGAAGATGTTGTGGTATTTCTAGCGGACCCTGAGTTATCACATAGGGACATTGTTCTGCCAGCGAATGTAGGCACGTTCTCAATGGCCTTCTCCATACATGATTCAAGGGCATCTAAGACTGATGGCGGCGCAATCTTTTCAATTGCATTATATGCTGAAAGATACCGGAACGGCAACTGACGACCACCAGCTACCCCACCAATTAGTTTATCCACATATAATTTTGGGTCCACTTTATGCTTAACTAGGTTGGACAAATTTCTCAATATTCCCATATGTTGCATGATGCCTACTGCTTTTGTCCAACTCTCGGTATTTGATCCTCCCTTAGAAACAATTGCTTCCCATGTATTGCCATCATTGGTAACTTCACCCTTCATGAATATATCAACTGCATCTGATTTTGGATGAACCAATTTGATAACATCCTTGGTTTTTACAAACCTGTTTTCCAACTGATATTTCGCGAGGTAAGGAGCATCAGCTTCCTCTAACTTATCCTTCCAAAGCCTCTTTAGGGAGTTTGGTATTGGCTTTCCAAATTCACTCAATTGGTACGCTAGACCAATAGCAGGCTCGTCTAACCTCTTAACAATTCCAGCACCATAATCTCTGATAGCTCCGGTGCCCTTCAGCAACTTAGCAGCTCTTACAAGAATTACTTGAGGAGTGACTCTGATATTATCAACATGCCTCAATTGAATAGCAAGCTCCAGTGTAGCAATTGGATCGTGCTTCAAAGCTGCATCGATAGCAGATTCCATCAAAGTCTTTGGGGTCATCCCACGCCACTCGCGAGGATCTTTAGCATCCAACGTTTTTCTCAGATGTTCTACCTGACGGTCGTCGAGCCTCGATATTGGATTAAACTTTACCTTCCTCTTATCTTCCTCATCGCGATGGTAATACATTGGCTCACCAAAGAATGACGAAGCTGCCGCTACTTTCAATCTCAATACAGGATCATTGATGTCGTATGATCTTCCACCCATAAAGTTAAGGTGGCTTGTGTCTTCTATCTTTTTTGTCGGATTTAAGTATCCCATAATTATAACCATGAGGAGAAGAGTCGAGAGCGATGGTCCTTTTTAGCGAAAGATGTATTCGCTCTCTGCACTACCCCACGTTTTATCGCGGATATTTCACCGCAAGGCTCGGTGCCGGATTTGAACCGGCGACCTTCTGATCCTCAAGAAGTATCCGTACTCTGCAATACCACCTAATCTAGGAGGATAAACTAAATTTCGAATACGGCCTCATAATCGGACGCTCTACCAGACTGAGCTAACCGAGCAAACATCTGTTATCTTACAACTATTTAAGCATTTCGTTTTAACTAGGCTTTCGATGAAGAGATTTGAATTTAAATTCGTTACAATTTTTCCATGTCATGCCATTGTCATTTGATGATGAAGGCAGAGACGTGAATCCCATTCTATGGGATTTCCAATAACTATAATCATATTCATTGGGTGCAAGGACAGATCTAATGATATCATCCATGTCATTTGTTAGCTGGAAACATATGTCATAACTTGAGAAACCATGACATCCAGTAACATAATCAAACCCATACGATACACTCCTATTTGAATCTGATTTAGATTCTGTGACTGCCGCATCATTATTATGAATTTCAGGAATTGCACAATATCTACCAACGTGAGTTTCTAAAATCCCAGCCGTGAGAGAAAGACTAGCCGCTGCTTCGCAACTTGATTCCATTTTTCGCGCCATGATCATACGATTATTACGATTAATAATACGATCTATCGCAACTTCGAGTTCTTTAATATGTTCATAATCCGGTGCTTTCATAACAACCTCAAATATTATAATAAGGAGCAGAGAGAGATTCGAACTCTCCCATTTCTTTTTTCGGCAAGAAGTAACTGTGGCATTCACTACCGATTTGATCAGAGAATTGCTGCCACGGTGTTAGTTGCGCTGAGCCTATCGCGCTTCTGCTCCACAACAAAAATTATGTGTCTCAAAGAGAATAATCGCTATCAGCATCACTTAAATATATATTGTCCCTGCACCTCTACAGGGAGCGTTGTTGTATTTACCAGAAGTAGCCGATAACTTCACTGCTTAGAGACGATGCCCAGATTGGGATTTGAACCCAAGTTTCCCCTTCCAAAAAGGAGTAACTGAACTATTCACTACCTACATCATTAAATGTAAGAGAATATCTAGCTCAGAAATTTTGGCGTCATGGACCTAACTAGACCATCTGGGCGAGGCGGTGACATCACACCGCACAATACCTAGATATCACATCTAGTATTTATACTTTTCGGTATTATTTCACTCACTCATCCAATTCCTCTTCTAGCATATCAGCAAAGTATCGTTTTGGTAATGGCGGTCTGTAAGGCATCTTTGGTATATATGCCAAAAAACCAGCATTATACGACTTCATTAATTCTGTTCGTGCGCGTTCGCGAATCTTATTGGGCTGAGAACAATCACTACACCACCCACCGGTAGAAGTAATATCACATTTTCCATCCATGCTATCGTATTTACAACATGCTGGAATGCTTCTTGCGTGTTCCTCCGTCGCGACATCCTTCCAATAACTAATTTCCCTTAATAGTGATTGCTGAGAAGCACTAAGCCTACCGATAGTACGTTTTGACATACCATACAATCTTTCAAGTTCATCACACCGATTTTCGGCATCAGCCGCTCGCTGTCCCAGCTTCCTGTACCCATCGAGTTTTTCATTTGCCGCATTATTACACATCCACAAATATTTTTTCTCAAAATCATCTCGCTCAGCCTTTAGCTTAATCTTATCCCTAGCATGATCGCGAATCAAAATCCCATAGCGATCCTTCAACGAAACAACTCTATTTAACATTTCTTTATATGCATCAACACTTGCATTACAATCCTCGACTTCTTCCTTTTTGTCACTAACTTCTTCCCTGAGCCTCTTAACCTCATCGAGCAATTCAAAAAAGCTCTTTTTGATACCCTCAGCATGAAACTCTTCAAACGGGATCATAGCATCGCCTGCATACGACTCTCTCCAAATCGATGCCAACTCATCTGCATTCTTTAATATGTCACTCATTTTTCCGCTTCCTCCATTCATCCCATACCGAATTTTCTTTTGAATCAGCTTCCCACCTAATGTCCATGATCATATCCCTAAATTCTTTTCCTTCATTCCAACATTCTTTACAAATGTAGGATGTCGGATAGTCGCCATCAAATGACGGAAAATTATCATCCAGATAAGAATTGTCATCTATACCATATCTACAACTTGGGCAGGTATCTTTTCCACAGATACTACAACCTTGTGAATAATTTGTAGTACAACAGCCACACAAATCGCACGTCACGAATACATTTTCTGTTGTTTTGGTTTCACTTACAATTTTTCTCATTCTTCCAATCTTCCCAAAGTTTTTCTTCCATCTTCTCTGCTTGGTCTCTCACAGCCTGAATTTTTGAACGGTATCCAACACCATCATTCCAGCACTGCTTACAAATTCTATCGCTTGGATAGTCCCCACTATAGGATGGATACTTATTATTCAAATCGCAACAGTATGCATCTATACCGTGGCGGCATGCCTTGCAGACATCTTTTCCACAAATCATGCAAGGCGTTGTGAAACACAACGACTCTGATCCACAATTATCACAAACGTAGATCGTGACCTCTTCTTCAACGGTTTTTGACTCTTTTCTCATCATTTGGCATCACCGGACTTTATATAGGCGTGATACTGATCCAAGATTTCTCCCTCAAGTTTTCCATACTCATCATACAACTTAGACAATTTTTCGCGTTTTTCGAGCATAGATTTTAATTCGTCTGATAAGTTTTCCATGCAATTCTTGCACAATAAAATGTAACCAGCGCAATTCTCACCAAAATCCTCACTAATAGACATCAATTTTTTTATACAATCATCACAAAACATACCATGACATTGGGCACATTTTCCTCCAAAATATGAAACCGTGGTATAACTATTAAACATATTAACGGGACTACGCCTTCCGGTTTCTTTATGAAAAGATATGGTATTTTCGAGTTCAACATATTCGGAAAGAGGACGTTCACACGCATCACAGCAGTTATAACTGCCGATTTTAGTCTCTTCACCAATCTTCTCACTTCTAAAAATTGGAGTTTTGTACTCCATTTCTTTTTTCATTGATATCCCAATACCTTTTCGAGGTCATCAATCTCTTCGTGATGATCAATCATCCATCTCTCATTTTCAGGCCCATCGCTTACTATTAACCCGTGTTCACTGACTAACGTATGCAATATAATTTCCAATGTTTCCTGCTTGATTTCTACCATTCCATTAACCATTTTAATACACCTCATTACATAATTGATTTTCGTTCGTTATATCTGTAGCAAACTTCTTTCTTCCCTTTTCGTAACAATGACCAAGTGCCGTGCCTGAAATTTTTACCCAATACAAACACACGCCACATTGACATCGATCTCCACCGAAGTCCTCTTTGTCACTTGATTTCATTGACATAAAAAAAATATTTTTAGATACCATATTCATCCCTTCTTTCTAAACATTGTAAACATGTCATCAATTGTCTTGCCCTTTGGTTCTTCCTTCTTTTTCATTGGTTGCCGTGGCCTCGCGACAGGCAAGGCCCCTGCAAAAGTAAAGACATTTCTTTCATGTTTTTTCCTTTCTCCTGTCATCATATTTATGTCTAACGCATTAAATATTCTCGCCAATGGCTTAATTATTTGCTTGGTTATATAGTAGTTGGTGTCAATAAGCCTATTGTTCTTCTTAATAAACTCAATCGTCTCTGCCCGCTCAGCAAAATCCTCTCTACCCCTAACAATGTAATAAGATATCCTATCACCGAATCCGGGAATCTGGTCCCCCCGTTTTTTCATCCTATCGATGAGTCTCATGTGTGCGGGCAGGTTCGTGTAGCCCTGCGAATCTTTATGATAGTTTCTTGTGAGGGCTAAATCATCAAGTAAATCTGCGTCTAGATCTATGTTAAAGACCCGTAAACGAGAGATCACACCAAGGACGTATTGTGCAGCCTCAGAGGTTTTACCCTCTTTTAAGATCAAATCAAGACACTTTCTCATGGTGTTGCCAGTGAGCCTACACCAATCCCTTCTCACAGTTTCGATTCCCTTCGCCTTAACTTTATCCTTTATTTCCCCATTTCGACCCTTCTCCAGAAGCCACATCGCATAACGTTTTTTTGCGAGGAACATTGCACGTCTTGCATACCCCTCATAGTTAAGTTTCATTGGGTATTTCATCGGCTTAGAAACTATTTCAGCTACTGTATTTCCTACTTTATCTATGTTGTCTAGAGTTATTTCTCCATCTGATGTAACTTCTACATAAGCAGAATCCGTGTCCGTATATATAACATGAAAATTATATATGTTTTCGTTAACACGTAGATCTTTAATTCCTTCAATCGCATTTCTCACACCATCAATCGTTTGACGACCGTATGCAGTAACCGCACTTGCGACAGTGAGGTTAAATAACCTTGATCTTTTATATCCACACCAACCGTATGCGCTGTTAATAACAATTTTGTAGGCATACTGGATACTATCAAGGACTTGTTTTTTGTGCCCGTCTACTTCCAATTTCATTTGCTTTTTTGTCTCGATTCTCTTCTTCAAGACATCATCCAACATCTTTGGAAGTATTCCAGGGAGTATATCACTGTTAACAAATTTTCCACCATTTGGATCAACATGATATTTTCCATCAGGCACCTCTTCATCCATTATAACCGTAGTAGGACACAAATTGTTTGAAATGACTACCGATGGGTATAGGCTCTGCATATCGGTTAATATCAGGTGATCATGAAGTCCTACCTCTGGCTGAGAAACGTAGGCCCCTTCAAATTCTGACTCATCGTCATCATCGCCTTCAGAGAGTTGTGGCTTAAGGGCCATTACCCGATTTAAGCGGTTGTATCGCTGTAATAACATAAATTCAAGCATTACCGACTGTCCACCAGAAACGACAGTCTGTAATAAAATCCCACTGATCTTTGATAATGCAATGTATTTTTCCAGCATCCCAAGATCAGTAAGCAGCATCATACCCAATACGGCATCACGTCTCGAATATTTAACAAAGTCTGTGAATCTCTCGTCTTCAGCAAACCAATACTCCCTCATTTTTTTAGGTTCAACGTCGAGCTTTTCTAAATGCAGCAACTCCTTAGCGATGGTCTTCAACTTATAATTGTCAAGACTGAAGTTTTTCCTAACCATTGGCAACGTATCCACTACAGCTCTTCCTGCTATCGTAACATCAATCTTTATGCCCACATTTCTGATATACCAGTCTGAATGGTCCCGCCCAAAATCACACGCGAGCAAGTTTTTTCTCAGTCTTGTATCAATATATGGAAAGTCAAACTCGTTTATGTTAAATCCTGTAACAATGTCTGGATCATAATCAATGATTATATTTCGCATTGTTTTTAGCAATTCTTTTTCATTATTGACAGCAATAACATCTGAGCGATCACATTTTACCGGCTTCGCGATAATAACCAAATCTTTAATACCTTTATATCCCCGATTAAACGACATACTAACCAAGTTTATCGGATCTTTCTCAGACATAGGGAAACTTCCATCCTCCGGTGCAAGACATTCAATATCAATGCTCAATATTTTATACTCGGACTCCTCTGACTTATCCAATTTTTTTATTTCTTCTGCTCTTACCGTGCCTTTAGGAACATCAATCCAACTCATGCCGGTTATATCAGTGTCCGCTGAAAATCGACTATTAAATAAAATATCGGCTTCATAAATATCGAGCACATAAGGATTGAATCTCAGTGTTTCGCGCATCGGTTTTACGTCTTTCGGAGACACCGCTGTAACTTTAATCATTCTTGAAGGTTCTGATTGATACCCAATTGGTTGAAATCGAAGTACCTCTTCAAGGTATAACCCCTCGCTACTATCCATTATCCTCATAAACACGTCATCAAAGTGGTCTGGATGAGGGCGAACATAAAAATAGGGCTTGAATCCAACCACCGAAACTTTTTGGGATTTACCACTATCATCACATCCAAAAATGTTTATGATTGGACTTCTATCATAATCGGATTTATAGTTTATGTCAAATACCTGCATCTTCATGAAAAAAACACCTATCTATCAGGCAGTGCCCACCACCATCTAACCAAATGCTCAGGGACTGATGTATATCCCCACCACCCAACTCCTTCCTCATCTGGAATACATGCGACATGCCAACCTATCTGATCACTCCTTCCCTCTTCAAACGGGCTGCGCCAACCTTCAACCTCGGAACGCCTCACCTTATCTAGCGTGCAATCCAAACATAAAATATCAGGGTAGAAACATCCATATTCTCGCCATAATTTAACGTCTGTTTTTCCACATTTTTCACATTTATACTCTCTTCTTGCCACTTTTCATCCCATCCAATATGTCGCATATAACATTATCAATTGACTGGTTTCCATCGACGATCAGCACAGGGTTAAATAGCCCACTACGACCGGTTATACGATTATTAACATTTCTTATTGCAGAATCCAGATACGATTCATTGCAATTTTGTTCAAAGGAACGTCCTCTCTTTTTTATTCGATCCATTAACGTCTCCGTTGTACAATTTAGATATATAAACTTATCAGGTTTTGGTGTCAACTGTGAAATAAATTCATCGTACAAATTATTCAACAAATTATATTCAGTTAGTGATAAAAATCCGTCCTCATACATGGCCGGAATGAACACCCCGATACATGTTTGGATGGGGGAATCACATATAGTGCTTCCTGCAAAATCGCGAATTTGTTTGTGTTGACGAGCCTTCTCCAGTAAAAACCAAACCTCTGTTTCCAGCGCCCAATTCGCAGGATCTTGATAAAAGGCTTCCAATGTCGGGCATCCCTCGAAGCTCTCTTCGAAAAACGTATAACCCAATTCGTTCGCGATCTTTTTCCCGATAGTGGTTTTTCCACTTGCCATCATGCCGATGATTGCGATATCCTCTTTATCCTTCAAATTTATCACCAAACTAAAATAGTTTGCCGCATGTAATGCAGCAAATGATATATGATAGCAGTACTATTTAACGGTTTCGGTTAATATCACCAATAAGCTTTTATACTCCCATCCCTTATGGGTAGTCCGAAGGTGTTTCAAAGATGAGGAGATTTTTCTTAGACGTGAATCGAGAGCCAATAATGGAAGCCCTTAAAGAAGCATCTGACATCTGGAGGGCAAGAGGCAAGGGCATTGAAGTATCAAAGAGATGTCCGGTGTGCGAGGTCATGGAAAAACTCGCTTCTGAGGATGATTCATGTTTCCAATGCCCGATTAGCAGACGAAATATGAATCTTGGTTGCCCTGAAATAATATTGGGACACCGAGAACTAACTGATGGTCTGGATAAAATGGTGTCAGCAAATGCTATCGCTGACTTCATTGATCAAGTAAGTTCGTTCTTCTTTAATAAAAATAAGGAGTAATAAAATGGAACTAACACAACCTTTTTCTGAAGTATCCGATATGATGGCAGGCGAAGTTACAGCATATCGAGGATATGGGTGCCCACTGGTGGCATGTCGCGGCGATTGTTCAACTTGCGATATAAAAACGGCAATATCGTCAAGACCAAGATAAAAATCAAAAAAAATATTTTTTATTTCATATTGTAGGCATCGAGTATTGCCCTCGCTCCTAAATACTTTTTCACGAGCCTGTCATAAGTATCCTTTGGCAGACCTTTGAGCCTTTTCTCTGAGCTATTGTGCTTGATGTCCGCATATTTAACATTTATTGCTATGCTGTTTCCAGATTTCCCAATGTTTGCGATATAATCAAGATATCTTTCACCTTTTTTGTGTGTGAGAAGGGTCAGAGCCTCGGCTTCATACTCGCTTAGCTTGAATGCATCCGTCAAGAACTTGATAGAGATACCAAGATCTTCCGGAATGTCATGCAAAGCACCAACTACCCTCTCAGGCTCCGTGTCTAAACTCATCATGACTTTTAGAGAGTGAAAAGACTTAGGGCTCGTCCCTAACTTATCGGTCTCCCCACGGAACATATCAATTACAAAGAACATCGCATTATCGAGTCTTGTCATTTTCTTGTCACCATCCATGCAAACCCTACTAATATAACTCCTACTATAAGAAGGATTTGCCACGGAAGTACAATAACGAATACTGCGTGACTAATTAAATATATCAAAAATAATAAAAGTGTAGCAATGGCCACATTCACGAACGTAAAGTATGACATTCTTATTCAGCTCCTACTTTTGATTTGAGTTCGTTGAACTCCTTCGTTACTTGGGCAGTTTCCGCTGCATAAACGTCTCCGAGTACATTGTCCAATACACCCTTCTGAACCAACTCTTGAATTGCTTTAGATTTAAGGTCAAGCTCTTCAATCTCCGCTTCGATATCGCGAATCGCATTATTGATATCGGGGCCATCACTTATACCAGTTACACTTTCGTTTATTCCGACACTGGCCTTACTCATATCATATTTTACAGATAATACACTTTTTTTCGCCTTCAGCACTTCAATTTTTGTTTGGATCTTACTATCGTTTATGAGAAACCGGTCCTCACATTTCCCAATTTCTTTTAAAGACTCATCTATTGAATTTACTTGCGATTGCAGAACCAACTTATCTGCAATATAAGCCTTCGCGACATCATCTTTTCCCGTATCTACTGCGATTTTTGCTTTCCCTTCAAGCTGTAATATTTTTCCTTTGAGACTGCTTTTTGTACTTTCTAAATTTACCTTTGATTCAGTAAAACCATCGAGTGATTCTAAAACCTTTAATCTCATTTCTAATAGTCGTTCATAAGCCAAATCGAGTTTTTCGACTGGCGTCAACTCCTTTTCCTCTTCAGAAAAAATATTAGATGCGAATTCTCTTAGTTTTCCAAACATGTATATCCCAAATGTTTATGAACACACCAAATATAAATACCTTTCGCAATCAATATGCATCATATGTAAACGTGATGGCTCCAGACTCTTTTTCCCCACGGTAATTTAAATATTGATGGTGTTCTTCATTTGACACCTCATCCCACAAGGTGTCCATCATCCTGAGACTTGTATAATCCTCGATCGAATAAACTCCATCATCTTTGATTTTTTCAGGTTTGCCAAATATCTTTTCGTAGAATTTATCATCAAAATATATTTCCTTTGGCAATATTGATTTCTTGGAAAGTTCGTTGCAAGTTGCATAATTCAGCTCTAGGTAAGGATCATATCGACTGCGGACAGAATGACTAAATATCAAAATGGTTGGAGGTTTCCATACGTCTGCATTCTCCCCATTAAACTCAATAGTATGGGCATTTGTCCACATCCGTTTTCCATCCCTCGTGACAGGTACAAATGCGTTTTTCGGGACGCGGACCCTAGAGTAAAACGCATCGCCCCACGGCTCTCCAAAGAACTCATATCTCGAAATTGAGTTGCATAATCCAAGATAAATAAAATCCGATGGGGTGGGAGTAGATGCTAACTCTACAATGTTATTTGCTAGAGCGGTCGGGCTTCCGTACATGATCGGTCCTGCAATTTTGCCAAACTTACATGCGTGAGATCCGCTGGATTTTATTTCCTTTGGAACTGGATATTTTACAGGCGGAGACTCGACCATCTCTTTTACTGTTGGGCTTATTGCATCGATTTGCTTGCGGATTGTAGAGCTTAAATTCTTTCCAGCATCCAAGACAGCTAATTTCCGTTCAAGCTCCTTTATTCGTTCATAATTTGGTCTCTTTATTTTTGTCATAAAAGATAGTGCTCCATGCAGTGCCATTCCAATTTAATAGTTTATTTTCTATAATAAGCTGGTCGATGGCATCTTTCCTTGATAAACCATTTTTGATTCTTTCGTCTATCAACCAACCTTCTAATTGTTTCATTTTCTTTATGGTTTCAGGGACTTCGCCTGATACATAAATTATTTTTAGAAGTTTTATTAAGTTTTTTAGACCCTCATTCTCTCTTTTAAGGTCATCGATTTCTGCCTCCATTAAGATCACACATATCGGAATGGTTTGCCGTTTTCGATACCTGTTTCATATCCAGTAATACTACCCAAATCGAAATCGGGAACTATAACAACTACATCAAATACACTAAGGTTTCTGATCGAAATTAACTCTTGATATGAATCATTGGTAATACATCGGCGCTTAATTGCATCAATTATTCGCATTGTGGTTGGATAATTGACTGACCCTGGTACCTTTAAAATGGTCCTGTCCTTAGACTCAATTTTTTCATCGAGTTGATTACCTCGATACTCTTTTTTGGGTTTTTCTTCAGGCGGTAACTTCTTCATAGACCTTTTTACGATAGGCACGCCCGTAGCCTTCTTTTTTGTGGATCTCTTCTTCTCCATGATTCCAATATCATTTTCAAGTTTAGAAATCTTTTCATAGTCTGGTTTTTCCATAAAGATCACATCTTCAAAAAAATAAATTTAGGGTTTGCTCCACATGTAACACATATTACCAAAACAGCATCCACTGACATCCCCATTTGGCATTACATGCACAAAGTCTTCATTTGGTTTGCACTTATCAAGATATCCAAGTTGTACGCCCAAACATGAATCCGTGGCAACCTTAAGAGCGAATTTGTAATGCTCTATCTTCCCTTTAATAAAATCTAGCTCGCTCTCGTTGTATCCAGAGTGCGGTTTTAGTGTGAGCAAATTCAGTTGTGCTGCATGTTCAAGAATCATGACAGGGACTCGGAATGGTATTTTAGCAATCAAATAGTTGCAAGCTACTGGCAACCCCGCACTAACGATTATTTTTGCCGCGTCTTCCCATTCACACAACTCCTTGGCATATCGTTTTGGATCTAACCAATAATCACCACTAAAACTTAGAGAAATGGCACTAATTCCATTATTTTTCATTGCTCCAACGAAGCCAGCATTTATACATTCAGGCATGGTAGTCATTGTCATTGTATGATCATTACAATAATATCGGGACAGGTCAAATATTGTTCTTATTCCATACCCATTATATTCAAAACAAACCGTAGCATTTGGGTTTTCTTTAACAAGATCCCTAATTTTCCACTTTAACTGCCAATCATCACGTTTCGGTTCGTTTTTTGCATAACAAAACTCACATCTAGGCTCTCGAATGCACTTATTAGATAATGAGACAGCGATCATTTTTAATGTCATGCTTTATCACCATTTTGCTTCCAATCGTCATAGCAATCCGTAGAACCACCATCACAGGCAATGATTTCCCCGCCTTCTTTTTCAAATGCATTTAAAATCGGGAAACATCTAGAATCACTCTGATCACAGTTAGTGTCTGCCCTAAATCCAGTATGTAGATATCCATTGCTTCCATATTCTAATGAGGCGCGATTGCCGTCTATATCATATACAGTAACTTCTGGGATTAGATCTTCCCTTTCTTTATAATCGGCATATCCCATTTCATAAAATAGGGTGCCATACTTCAATTCCTGTAACATATCTTTAGAAAGTTCAGGTTCCGATGTAAAGCCATACTTCTTAAACATTTTTGTAAAGTGATCTAATGCCTTATCAACATTATGTATGCTCGTATCGCATAGCAGCTCCGAGCAACTGTTTTGGATAATATCTTTCATGTTTTTATATCTCTCCTTACCTAATATGCATATTTTTTGCATCGATCATAAGTGTGCTACATGGAATAAATTTGGAACATATTTTCATCATTCCATTCCACTGATGACTAAAATATCTGAATATGTTCTTTCCAAGACTATCTATGTTTACATCCTCGCATTCATAAAACCATATATGATCATGAACCCCAAGATCTACAAGGGCCTTATCCTCGGTTTCTCCATAAACCTGTATGTATGGAAAACCAGAATCATGGAGCCTTCCTCTACCATTTGAAATGGCTATTATTGAATTAATTATTTGTTCATTGGGCTTGAGAATTGTCAGCCCATCATATCCATATCTACTCATCGATACAACTTCATCCTTATTCATAATATCACCAATTTATAATATATTTGTTTTAATTCTTACCACTTTTAGTTTTTTTCCTGTCTTACTTTCAATAAACTGATCAACTTCTTCTGTAGTATCAAATTCATCAATCGAGGTATCATAATAATCCTCAAAAAATAAGGTCTTGTTCTTTGTTCTCTCATTGAACATACCTGATTGCCTCTTTGAACCAGTCATAATTATAGTAAGAGTTCTTATGCTGTCCATAATGCCTTCCAAAACTGTTATCAATTATATGGACTTCGCCAAAATCCTTTTCATTTCTTGTGTTACGTCCACATGCTTGAATAATACTATTTGCCACTTGTATATTGTACCACTGTGAATTGTCAAGCTTGTTCCTTTTTGAGATCCAAGCATCCCCAATATTTGGAAAATTAAGACCCGCAATTATTCCAATTGGATATTCAGGCCCTGCTAAATCCAAACCATCAGTAAATTTCACAGAAAGGAATATAGAGTCTGGAATAGACTGCCACATGCTCAGACATTCCTCTCGATGTCCCTCTTTCTGCAAGACCACATTAGGATGCAAGTCTGTCAGCTCGTTATAAATAAGTTGAGCATATTCGTATGTCCCACAGTGGACTATCGTATGTTTATTATATTTATTGTGCAATTCCATGATCTTGTATGCGGCATTTGGTGCGGAAATTTTTCTAGACGCTGCCTTACCAGAACCAACATTCTTATGGTAATATACAAGTCTTTGACTGACATCGATCGGGTGAGGCATATTTATATAGCAATGCCTAATTTTATTTGGTACAACCAACTCACTTGATGGTGTTCCGCTAGCTAAAACTACAAAATCCATTCCAGTGATCATATCTTCAAATATATACTTGGCATCCAATAATTTAAAATATTTTCTCACGATGCTTGTTTTTTCTTTTGTGCTCCGATCAAAAATTATATCTTCCTTGTCATATATAACATATGGTATCGAACGATTTAAATAATTCAATACGTTTGCAACTCGTTTTTGTTCATTATATGAGGCATTGTATGCCCTCTTTGCCTGCTTTGCATCATTTGCTAGCTTCTTGTCTGTACTATCTCCAAGAGCTTTTCTTGCCTTATCATAGGTCTCTTTGAGAGAAATTGTGCGTTCAACAATCAATTTGAAATACTTGTTTAGTTCTTGGAAAAGACCGTCTTCACCTACTATTATTTCTGGGAGTCTTAACTCGCTTTTACTAACTAAACAATCAAACAGTGTTGCTGATTCATCGATAAATAGGAACTTTGTATTAGCCCGTGTATTAGCATCCAAATAGAACCTATCGAATGTCTCTGCTCCTATACAACTATTATTGAATAGATACTTATCCATTTTGTATACACATGATTTGCATTTAGCATGAGGCGACTTTGAATTTTCATATGGACAATCGTCAGCATTATATCCATGAAAGACTGAGCACTCATAATTGCTCTTTCCAATAATAACTGGCATCTTGAATAGAGTATTCCCGCGAAGTTGCTCAACCAAATTTATTTGTGGGGTTGTATACAAAGCTCTCTGAAGCTGCGCATCCTTATCGTATTTAGACTTAAAATCGTATTCAGCAAGATACCCCTCGGCAAATTTGTTCATAAGTATATAACCAGTTAGTGATTTTCCTCCAGCGGTTGGCACTTTCAATGTGCATGCCTTATATCCACTATTATAGGCATCAATAACATTATTGATTTGTTCCGATTGTCCAGTACGAAATGATGGATACGGATTATAATAGTCAAAACAATGATTCATAATTTAATTAACTCCTTCCAAAAATAATTAGTTCAATTTAAACTTAATTATATGTGTGGCATTGTTCCTCTTTTTGGTAGACGCGAATCCCTCCGGCACTATCCCATGCTCCAAGTCAATCCTATGTTCGCTCAGAACGGCATTAAGACCGCTCAGGTTTAGGATGGCATCATTATCCCCATCCGATACATCTTGGGAGATGGTACCTATCCCACTTGCTGTCGAATTAAGGAGCATGGATATGACTAATATGCTCATCATTGATAATCACGCCCATCTTTTCCATAATATATCGACCTACACGGCAATCCTCATCGGGTGAGGACTCAATTTGTCCAAACTGCGCGCATGGCGTTTCCCCGTACCACGGTTTGTCGTGTATTGCGCAGGAATATTTCCCTGCCTCGTTGCCCCTCAGATGTGGACATGGCACACCCATTCCATCATGGACAGCAAAGTTGTCTACATCCTCTTCACCTATGGAATTGCCCTTGATCTTATCAGGATCAAGAACAATAACCACGGAATAAAACTTGCAGCAGTGACCACATTTCAAGCATTTCATACACCATACTCTCATCACGATACTATAAATAGATTTCGGTTAAATGTGATTCAATTCCGATTCTAGTATATCTATCTCGTTTTTTGTCTTCTCTGCTCTTCGTTGGTAATCCTCTCGCAATATGTTAGAAAGTAATGGTTCGTTTGCAAGGCTTCTATAATCTTCCATTCGATCAGTTAACTCGTTTATCTTTGTCATGATTACTATTCTTGCCTTTTCCTGACTTTCGGCGTTCTGCACTTCAACATGCTCGTTATAATCAGTGCCAAATACATTTCCTAATACTATGTATATGGCTTGAAGATGGCTAAATGGATTGGCATACTTACCATTACCATTCATGTAATCATACGCCTGAGTTTTCATCGCTTTCTTAAATGTGGACCGGACCCTTCCATATCCTAATGCAACCATCAATGCCTGTTGCTGAAGGAGATTCGGTGTCATCTCCTTTATATTTTCACCTACCTTAATACAGTTGATGTGCTTTCTGGTTCTGATTTCAGACTCTCTCTTATCAACTACGCAATCATGCCATGCTACGTAATTGTTGTGATTTCCAAATCTATGGAAGCTCATGTCATCATATACAGTGACCCACATATCTGCATTGTTTTTTGTGCGATAATTGTATATTAATGTGTGACATATTGGGCAGATATCTAAGTTGATATACATCTCTTTTCCGATCTTCTCATAATTTTCGTTTTCCATGTACTTCAACCCAATACACAATATGCTATGTCAGTATATCAATCCTTCGGTCGTGGTGTCAAAATACCGTGCTCTTCATCTCAACCGTTATTGAGTCTCCTGTTCCAGTGCTAATACCGATACTGGTAACCACCTCGATCCTAGAATCGATTGGGTATTCACTGTCATCTAATACCGTATCGCGAATTAAGATAAATTCGTCGGCATAACCCTCTCTAAAATCACGATAAACCACTAACTGCCTCCAATCATTGAAATCGCAATAAGGGATTAGAATTTCTTCAATCAAGGCAACTGCCTCCTTGAAGAATTTTTATCTTTTCCTCCTTTATTTCAAGGGCGGAAAGGAATGTATCCAAGGCACTCTCATACTTGTCATATATATTGTCCCTATCTTTTCTGGCGAATTCGAGATCTGCCTTAAGCTCTGCTATCAACTTATCTTTTACTGTATCCGTATTCGCTTGTATGATGGCCCTTTGTTTTGCATGAGAATCCATTAGAATTTTAACCGCCTTTTCGTGGTCCCCATTTAAAGTGTCTCTTGGATACCCACACGCTTCCAAATACTCAAAGATATCAGTCATTGATAGTATCCAATCCTTATTCTTATTTATAACTTTCCCTTCCCTTCTATTCTACATTATATCATGATTTATAACTATAGCTCATATATAGCATAGCTATATGCTATTATCAATATCAGTATACGGCATAAGGGCATTTACTACGGTATCTAAATATAACACCCCCATTTTCTATATAGTGGGAAGTGGGAAAAAATGCCCTTAACCCCACCATTTTCAGTCTGTTGATATCGTTTCATGGCATCCAAAGACATTAGGACATCCCATGCATTTTTAATACTATTTTTAAAAAGTGTAGCAACATATATCATGATCATCAATTAATTATAATTATTGATATACACATTAATGATTAATAGTTAACGTAACCAAGAAAAAAAAATATTGGCTTCCTATCCTACAAGATTCCAGCCAATATGTATTAGAGCCCCGAATCCAATCGCAGCCATTATATATAAAACTAATGATATTATTGCCGTTATTAACCAAATAAATACATCTATAGTTGTTTCAATAAGTCCCATTATTTCCTATCTCCTTTCTATACTTTATAAAGTACTTTGACATAATTTCTTCTAACTCAAATATGCGATCATTATTTATCCAAACATATTCTTCGTGTGCCTTCAAAAATTCCTTCATATCTTCGTTGGGTGCTGCAAGGCACTCACAGCATAAGAACAGTTGTGTAGGATCGTCCCACACACCACCGCTATCTATTGTAAATTTTTTCCCATGTTCATCACAAAAATCTCGATGACATAAAAAACAGGTTTGATGCCATGTTCCTTCACTGCGCACCCGATTTTTACAATCGGGAAAATCACAGTTATGAATCATGATCCCAAGACCTTTAATCAGCTCTTGTTTCATATTTTGTCACCATCTCGGAGAATCGTTTTGATAGTTCAGCTAGACGCTCTTTAGAGTGGTTTGGATAAAAATTCTTGTGAAAGTCATCTTCTGAATAACCAACGATTTCAAGCTGTATTCTTCCAAGGTTATATTCCAACTGTTCTCTAGACTCCGATTCCTTTGCTATAAACTTGACAGCATTTGGCTTAAGATCATTTACCATGTTTTATGCCACCTCGTTGCCTACCTTCTTAGGATACCACAGATATCCACCTTGATATTCAGGTATAGACCTTGCGACATACTTGACATTTTTCATAAACTCTACGTTGTCAGCAACCACAATTGATCCATGTCCATTTAAATTTATTCCAAAGTTTACCATGTTTCTTCCAGGAACCACTCTAAATACCTCGGAAGCCTCTTCTAAACTTCCACAAGGAATTATATCACTGGTAAAATCGCAGCCAAGTATATACGCATGCGAATGTATCATATACTTTGCATTCTTATAATATTGATACAGTAATAATTGTATTGGGGTGTCCACTGATGGTTTATGTTTCCCATAATATCTTACCTCAAAGCAATCATCGTCTTTATCCCATTTATCGAGGTGTACATGAGATGAGTCAACAGCGACAAAGCATTCCTGATCAATATAACGCTTATCTATGTTCCGTTTCGTAACGTAGATCATCTTATCCTTTTTGAATGATGGGAAGCCAAGCTCACATCGAAATGATGCATTCCCAAAAAATCGGTTCACTGCCTCTGGGTTTGGATGTATACAATCGTGGAAAGTTACTGCACGATCCTTGATTAATTGAATGAAATCTCGATCGACTGCAACTGATTTTTCATTTCCAATCGACTTACTTGGAACCCTAGTAAATTCCATGATGTCAAAAACCCTCTTTTGAACTGTCTTTCCGATTGCGAAAAAGTCACTTGTATCAGTAAAAACATTACCAAGTGGATCAAGAACCCTGCCATAATACCTTTCATCTGGTTTGTGAATTTCAACGATAAGATTGCTCTTGATATTTAATCCATGATAAATTATATCTTGGAATGAATACTTACCACTATCATTTAACTTTGAAGTAACCAAGATAGTTTTAGGAGACAGTTTTTTGAGGCCCAACACCAATTTTTCATGATCCTCCGGAACATTTGCTATCCAAATTACCAAATCCGGTTTTTCATCATTAATTCTGTTCGCTATCTCTATCAACTCTTTGAACTCTCCGCCGTTGAGCTTGACATCAAATTCTATTCCAATTCCATTATAAAATTCCTCGGCTATTTTAGAACTCTTAGGATTTGATCCAAACGTGCCCGCGACAAAAAATGATTTCATTTAATCTCCCCATATAAAATCGTACAGCTCATCAATGTTCTTGAATGCTTCGCGGATTTCCTCTTCATACAGAGGTATATATACAGTCTTTCTTATATATGCATCCATATATGTCTTTGGGATGATTTCTAGACTACATATTGGACACAGCTCTCTAGGTATATTCTCAAGGGAAAATTCCCTAGCATCTGCAAATTCTTCCAATGTTATTTTCTGACCATCTGTTAGACAATCGATATGAAACGAGTGTCCTTGTTCACACCTATACATATCGTTTTCCTGAATACTAACGTCTCCATACCGCTCATCGGTTTCACCGCATATCGGACAATAGAACGAAGACGAGCTTGAATTGCTCACAAATCTAGTTCTAACTTTCATATTTCATCACCACTTGTCATAATTTTCTTTATCTCTCTTATCGTTTTGCTATGGATATTCCATCTTCCACCACCAAACCAACAATCACTATCAGCAACAACTGTCATAAAACCGACATATTCAGAAACGAACTTGTCAAGGCTTTCCTTACTACTGAAAGTGTATACAGCATCTCTCATCAATTTCATAGGCTTTTCGCATCCTTATCTCTAAACCATCTTCCTTTATACCCGCAATTGTAATCCTGATGTCGGCAATCGTAACAAGTTGTGACACCTAATTCATAACCAGTCATATTATCAGAAAGGGCAGGATAAGCACAATGATCGAATTGTGGCATATGGTAGATCCAAAAAAGTCTATATTTTCTATACCATGCACAGTCCTTACAAACGGGAGGGGTCATAGGTTGATTTCCCCCCTTAGTATCAAATCTTTGATAATTGGTACAGCCTTTGGATCTACATATGCCTCCCATCCAGCATGATTGTGAGCTATCAGCTCTCTAATATCAGTAGATGAAACTGAAAGTGTCCTTGAAAACTCTCCAATTGTTTTTATTCCCCCAATTAGCAGGTTGCCGGTTGCTAATCGCATCTCACCTTCATATTCAGTTGTATATCTCAGCCCACGAACAAGGCGCTTAGCTCCGACTTCATGCGCGACCTCAAATGCGAGCCTATTATCACATAGCACAACGACATTTTCAATATCAGCACAAGACGCCGAAGCGATTTTCAGTCGGTTTTCATCGCTAAACATTCTATTCTTTTTGCGATTGTTTGCTACCAATACATATAAAGTTTCGAATACTTCTGCTTCTGATTCTGCAATGTACTTATGCTCAATCGAAAATGGGTCAAAAGACCCTGCAAATAACGCCTTCATATTTTATCCTCCATTTATTTATAACGTAACACCAATTAATGTTAACATTACATACATTAGTACTATATGCATACCGTTATCTATAATTATATAAATAGATGGTGCAAATGGTTCTGATATGGCAGGTCCACCCTTCATCTCCATAATTTTATATGCAACTGAATATCTATCTATGAAGTAATGGCTTATATATACGAGTGCTATTGAAGCCAAAAATACCGTACTGCTAGTAAATAGCGGGAGCAGACATATCATAACGCTGATAGTATATAAAATACAGTGTATGGTACATGCCCAAAATCCTTTGGCATCGGGCTTGGACTTATTGGTTGCAATTTCATGGGTTTGAAGAATATAATCCCCAATCCAGTGCCCTAAAAGTAAATCATACATAAAAAAGAGTATAGGAACTATACTATTTAAACTTTTCGATCGAATCTATGGGTGTTCTTTGGAAAAAGAAAACCTTCTAACAGAAACAAGTGGTATCCATTCTTCCTCACCTGTAATATGTTTTATCCACAGTGTTGAATATCCACATCTCCAGTTCTCCACATCATGAAATCGTTCAAGATATCCATCGTGCCACCTAACTTCTAATTTCTCCATCTAGACCACTATCCTGATTTTGCTTTTTGGAAATAAGCTTTTTACAGTGGATTTCATCCAGCATTCCTTACAGACATAATAATTTTTGCCATGCATGTACATATTAGGCTCTGGTAACTTTATCATACTTGATCCAACACATATTACATCTTCTGAAGGATATTGATTTCCACAGTCTTTACATAAAAATTTTTCACTCATTCATTTACACCCTGCAATATCTTTGTATGTATAATCCTCATCACCAGTCGTTTTTGGATATTCACTGGCATCAATTAGATCAATAACACTATTAATTAGTTTTATGAGCGCATCTTTCTGATTCCCTTCAAGATAAAGACCTCTTGCATAAATTTCGTCTTCTTCATAGCCAATATCACTATGACATACACCATAATCATCAGTTATTTTAATTACGATCGTCATCTTGAAGACCTCCGTAGTCCATCATATTCTGCCTTTGTTTCTAAATCCATTATTGGCATGCACGCATATTCTGAAAATTCTCTTGACTTTTTACAGATCAGTTCAACAAGAGCAACTTCGGACTCTTTTAAATAAATTGGAATGTGTGTACTATCATCACATCCACGCAACACTATTACATAATTCTCTTCATCCATATTTTTCACCAACTGTACTGAGGGAACCAATTATTGATAAGGCCCCTCAAATTGAATACCTCATACAAGAAAAATTGCAAGACCATAGGAGCATTTTTTTCCCTATCGAAATGGAGCACTAGGTATCCATTAGAGAATAGCCATACAAAAAATCCCAAACCTCTCATTGCTGCCAAGGAGTCAGAAGAAAGATATGCTCCTGTTAGAGCAAGGAGCATTGTAATCCAATATCCAGGACGGGATTTTATGTCTAGGATAATGTCACTTAGTTTAAAATATTCTAACATTTATATCTTTCGCTTTATCAAATCTTCGTTTGAAATGACTTTGAAGCTCAATCTACCTAATTCGATATCAGTAGACTCTTCGTATGACCTAACAACGATTCCTTCCATGTCGAACTCATCATTTATGGCACTTGGAAACTCAGATGCCATTTTAAGGAGCACATTTATATCTTCATCCAGGATTAAAACATCATAAATGATAGGAACAAAATCAAGACCTAACATTTCAACTAACCTGAGTGCATCCCTGAACCCAAGATACTCATTTTTCTCCAAGTCATAAACACTGTATACCCTAAAATGCTGATTTGGTAGACCGTAATTTCTTTGGATGCCTTTTCCATAGATCTCTCCTTGAATCGCGATATTCATACCAAAATGTCTTAGTTTCCCTTCTATATCCAGCACTCTAGCGATATGCCAATAAGTATTTGACTCGGTTTCTTTGAGTTCTAAATTGCGGGAGCAAACCCCGAACTCTCCATCCTTAAGATAGTACGTAGCTGAAACCCCATCAATCTTCTCAGTCACATAGAAGACCTTGCCTTTGTGACGCTGTAATACGCCCGTGGTGCCCTGAATCCGCAGTTCATCGGTAGAAGGTATCCAAGATGGGAAATTGCCCTTAGCAAGTCCACCAAGGCATTCTGGAAGGGGTGGGTCGTATTTCACAATCCCAAGAATGTCAGTGACATCAGTCCCTACTGCAAGTTCATCGATCCCGTATTCAACGGTTAGCGGTAAAACCAACCCCTGTGAGATAATACCCCTCATTTTTTTAGTCTTGATCAAAAACCCTCTGAACCCGTTCTTATCAATATAGCAGGATTTCCTAAGAAATTCATATTCAGCAAAATCTGGTAGCACAGAATCAATTTCACAATAGACGCACTTGTCACCGGCCTTGAACTCTCCCTTTCCAACGACTACATTCCAATTAAGCACGCGCGCTACCTCTATTCTATCAGCTCCATCAATAGGCTGAACATCACTAACTATTTGAATCGAAGCAAGTTTTCTTTTAACTATCATTGTCCATCCTCACAAAGATTTATTCATACTTACGAAAACAAAAGCAGCCTCTAGGACCAAACATTTCGTAGAGAGACTTTCGCTAAATGCCCGACAAGACGGAATGCAAAAACCGCCATCATTAAATGGGCACCTATAATCACCACTTTTCATACGTACGATTCTCTTATCTATAATTTCCATGATCATCTATCCTATTTTTTAACTGCCAACAGAATACCAATAGTTACAAATGCGTTGATAATGAATCCAATTGCGATAAATATCCAATACACCGAATCCAGTACGATAATGGCATCTGGTGAAATCATGGCAGAAGTAATAGCATAATTATAGAGGCTATGTGCTCCCCAATATTGCAAGAGCAACCCAAGTACAGGAATGATAGAAAACCACATCAATATGTTAAATATTATACCTATACCAAGAATTGCCGCTGAAACATAAATATCATGTGTCAACGCAAGTGTTATTAACGATGCTATGATGGGGATGATAAATCCAACCCCACCACATTTTGTATTACAATTTTTATTTAAATTCACACCCACTACTATATCTCCTTAACTTTTTCAAATGGTAGCTTTTTCACGGTCATTCCCGCCGCCCCCTTGTGGCCACCACCAATACCCTTTTGTTGTTCAGCCAACTTAGAGGCAATCGCAGAGCAATCAACACTATCTTTGGTAGAATATAGAGACACATACCAATCTTGATCCTGAGTATGACTATATACTACCATGACATCATGTACTGTAGGCTTATACACCGACTCCAATACATTGCTAGAATGAGTATCCGAATTAATTGCAATTCCTCTAAGCCCGTCAATATCTACGAGATAAGCACCACGCCTTGCATTCTTTTCATCATGCCTCTCTAAATACGCCATCACATTTTTTCCAATGTCAATGATACGTCCAATTTCAAGATTGTCCATAAAGGCGAACGGTTTTTTGTCAAATATTTCGTACCATATTTCCATATTTCTGGATGGGTTTGTTTCGCGAGTAAGCATACCGTATTCATATGGCACAACGCCTTCCCGCCACTCAACCAAGTTCCCCTTTCTCCAAGTATCATACTTTCCGAGCAATTCTACCGCTCTGGGAACATCCCTATCTGGTACAAGATGTCTCCAAGTCAGCTCACATGCCGCAAAATCGACAGACCTAAAGCCCTTAATTTTTGGAAACTTATCACGATTGGCCTCAAATCTTTCGATAGCCGACTTGTGGTGATCAATCCAAATGAACTCACCACCATTTGCATAAATTTTTTGAGCAAGTTTGATCATGTCGTCCAACGGAAGGCTAAAATCGACCATGTATACTTCATCGGCATCCTTTATTTTTTCCCACGGAAAATCGTCGCCATGTTCGATCGCGATCAACTCAATATTCGGAATGCAATACTTCAAAATTGCTCCGCTGCAATGACCATCTATGTCACTTTTATGAAAGAATCCTACAGATATCATTTAGTTACACCTACTTACAATATTAATGAAGTCACTTACCACACTATACTCAGGAATTATCGCCAGTAATGCATAATGGGCTATCCAGTTGAGGAAAATTCCAGTAATTACAGCACCAAGTGCTCCGCCGCATATAGGAATTAATGTACGGTCTGATGAGCAATAGTTACCACTGTTTAACCGTACATGCTTCTTTCCCATCCTCCAGAACGCAAAACCAGATATCATAGCTACTATCAACACAATAATTGACAAAACAGCGTCAATTCGTGTTCCCAAAACTAATATATCATAGCCTGCACTGGCATTGGCTTGAATACTCTGGAATATAGCCTCTCCTATTCGCATTTCTTCTTGTGTAAATACCACTATACCATCTCCATTGATCTTTTAGACATCAGTCTATCGATACTCTGAAGAGCAATAACGATCTCATTCTGTGGATTTAATTTGTACTTGCCACTATCCATTAAGCATATAATATCCAAGTATATAAGCTTTTCTAACTCATTCTCGATTCCTATGTAGTCGATATACTCTTTTACTTCTTCAAGGGTATACGAAAATGCTTTATTATCCATGAAGAAATCGATTAGGTATCGCATGTCAAGAAGCTTTAACAATAGACTACGATTATCCTCAAATATATCAACAATTGATTCGCGAGGGCACGAACTGATGTATTCTTCAAGGCTTTCTTCACTTTCAAGATAACTTAAATCGTGTTTCTCTTCGTTCTGATGATCCGCCTCATATGTTTTAGGACTCCAATACATGATATCAGATGCGATATCTGCTAACTGATCCCTTATATCAACAGGCTTAAAATCGCCGTCGTCTAAGTCAATTTCACAATTAGAGTGCCCCAACCCTGGATATATTTCTTGGATTGATAGCTTTCCATCACTATCGCGAACAATACCATAAAACCATGATCCAACACTACCCAACTTATGGATATCATCAGGACTCCAGACGAAAGGATTAAAGTCGAATTTTTTTGTCACAGTGTATCAACACCACTACTTTATAAATCCAAAATAGATACACGACATAACAATGCTATATATCGCTATCACAAACTCCATTACCATGAACACTATTCCATTTATAATACGGGAACGGCTTTTATTATTATAAACACTCCTCCCTATATTAATCATAAATACCAGTGCTATAAGAGCTACCAAGAGGAAGCCCGTGCCAACAATTTCACTAATCACTTTTCAATCACCAAATTTTTATGTTATTCCTATAATCATCGCGGCATCGTCGTATTCTGGATAGTCCGTATCATATACACCATTCGGGCTCGACACGATAAGAGCGGCATCTACAGGGACTTCATTGCTGTATACGAGCCACGACCTATCGTTTATATTCTCTCGGTAGAATAAAAATGCAAACTTACTGAGAGCTTCATACGATGAGCTACATTTCGCATTGATGCCAATCCAAAACGTCTCAATGTTTTCGGGATTTATAACTATCGCGCTTACGTGTCTATTCGTATTCATTCTGGATATCGCTTTGCACACATCGCTGAAGATATTACCGCCCCGACTCCATTTGAAGGGTGCTACTATCACCATTTTTGGATGCTTCTTGGCAGTGCTGATCATGTACTTAACCTTTTCCGTATTCACTATCATTCTTTTCCCCACCTTTCAACAACAAATGGCATAAAGATACTTGGCCTTCCTGATGTATATTCGTATACGCCGCGATCAAAAGAGCACGAAAACCCATCATCCTCCTCTTCTGGCGAACGGATATCATCGTTTAAAGCAAATGCTAACAACGTAAGAGCCGCCCACGATTTCTTTTCAAAGTCAACTTCATAGGCTTTGTGTTCATCACAATAGTAGATAAGACCGTCTTTTTCAAGCTCTTTGATATACTTTCTTACGGTTTTTCTTGAGCAAGAACACAATTGCCCAATGAACCCAATATCGATTTTCTGGGAGGGATCAGCCATCAATTCCTCGACAATTCTGGCTTTCACAGTGTTGCCAAAAATATTGGCAAATGGTGCCAATTTACTCACTCATCCACCTCATCCATGACCCACTTTCCTGCCTCTTTTCGCAGCCCATCGAGTACATTCTTAAGGAAGATTTTGGCACCATCTACATCAGTAAATTCATCATCAAGTTGTGCCTTGTAAACCCTCTTAAGTACTTTTCCAAATACTTCACCGGGTTTGATGTCGGGACGCATCTCGATAATATCCCTTCCAAATATGAACGGATCAACTTCGTTCTTGATATCTTCAAAGGTCTTAATTACTTTAGCAAGGTGTTCCTCATCTTCTTTAAGTCCTTCAGGATCAAGGCCCCGACTAAATTTATCGGCCCTGTACATGTCAACAATTTTGTAGACATCAACTTTAGATGCAAGCCTTTTTACCCGCGCCCTCGTAACGTTTCCATTGTAGAGCTTCATGTGGTTGCCCACGATTTTGACAACCTCATCTATGATCTCTGCATTATTGGTCAGCCTAAGAGGGAAAGCCTCCTTAATGATATCAACAGAGATCATTTCATGTCTCTTTGTACCGTACAGCTTGCCTACATCATGCCACATCCTAGCAAGCTGCTCAACCAGTGTCCTCTGGCCAACAGGAGACCAATCGATTGTCTTTCGCCAATGGTTTCCAACGTTGCCTTCTGGATGGAACTTCGGGTTTTGCTCGACGGAATCCAGTACCCAAAGCTCAGGAAGCAGAAGCTCCATGACTCTGAGATGATCCATAACAGAGAAGCCATAGGAAGGCTTCGGAGAGTCCATAAGAACCGCGCTAACCTCACCAAACACCCTTTCAATAGGAAGGTTCTTTACATCCATCCGGTTCCTCTGGATGGCCTGTACGGTCTTATGGCTTATGATAAGATTATCCCTCGCGGCAAACTTGGCAGCTCTGATAAATCTAAGTGGATCTTCCACAAATGTCTTTTCGTCGATCATCCTGACCATATTATCCCTGATGTCTTGTATGCCACCAAAGAAATCAAGAACATCACCAGTGAGCACATTTATCATGATCGCATTTCTGGTAAAGTCTCTTCTCCTCGCGGCGACTTCTGGTTCAAGGAACGGATCTGAATCTACCTCTATTGAAGTGTGGCTTCTGCCTGTTGATTTTTCCTTCCTCGGAATTGCAACATCGAGGTCGTCAATCTTGAACACACCAAAGGATTCCCCAACGAGAACAACCTTTTTACCAAATCCCTTAAGAAGATCCCGAAGTTCCTCCGGCCAAAGACCGTATACCTCGATATCGATATCCTTATTGGACTTTCCCATTATTTTATCACGGGCAAACCCACCCGTAAAGTATGAACTACCGCCCACCTTATCAACTTCAGCGGCAATCTTTCTTGCAAGTTCTACACTCATATCATATACTTGCCTTTCTTGATATTTAAGAGTTTCGATGTTTCATACATCCACGCAATTGCTTCTTGGGATGTATCGAAGCTAAATACTGTAGCACCTCTATTGATTGCGATATTCACACATTCTCGTGCCGTATCGTAAAACTGAATGTTCCAAGGATAAGACCTTACCCGTGTGATACAGTACATGTAATATTTTCGTGAATCTCCCCTGAAATCGAGCCGACCGATATCATCACCTAATAGAATAAAAACAAACTTATTATCATAATCAACATCATCAACATACTCAAATTCTTTTGCATCATTTGAAACAACCACTCTCTTCATAAAAATACCTCGCTCATACAACATTTTCCTTTACAACCTTCTATTCTACAATCAAAAACAGCCGCAGGCAAAAATCTAGGATCTCTAACATCATGGAACTCATTGGGAAAAATATAAAGTCCCCCACATGGATTTATGCCACAACAATATGTTATTTAATCTACTCCCGCATATCCATGATCAACATTCCGCAATCAGTACAAGTAAATTTGCCACCGGAACGCTCTATATGATTATGCTTGCAGTGTTGTTGTTGATACTTCTTTTGGCGCTGAGTATATGACAACTTGCAACACTCTAGGCAAGTATCTTCCTCCTCACTAAAAGAGAGACCGCTGTGCTCACTGCATACCTCTTTACCACAATAATCACATTTATGGTAGTGTTTGATTTTTTTACCGCAAATATCACAATAATATACATCCTGTTCAACAAGTTCTTTCTTCTTCATCAAAATCCTCCAAAACCACGTTACACGACAAGCATACCATATCATGACCTATTCGGCCAAAAAAATAAGATCCGCAGGCTGGGCATTTTTCAGGAAGCATAGCCTCATCCCTTGATTACTGCTATCGGTTCCAATCTCACGATCTTCTTTACCAAGTCTGCCTGATTCTCCATTACTTCCTCAATATCCTTGTAAGCTCCTGGAGCTTCATCCAACTTCGCGACGGACTTCATTCCATGAACAATCCCCTTTTCATCGAGAATTGCCATCTGCTCATCAAGGCTCAGCTTCCTCTTTGCCTCATTTCTCCCCATCTTGCGCCCGCTACCATGAGAACAAGACTGGAAAGACTGCGGATTTCCACGACCCTCTACAATATACGAAGCAGTCCCCTGCGAACCAGGGATGATGCCCATCTGATCCTTCTTTGCGGAGGTAGCACCCTTCCTGTGGATGTACACGGACTTTCCATCGATATGGTCCCACTCTGCATAATTGTGATGAATGTCATGCTCCCAAACAAATTCAACATCAGGCACCATCTCACGGAAGATGTTTTGAATCCTGAGCATCATGAACTGTCTATTTGCCTTCGCGAATGCCAAACAATATTGCATCTCCTTCTTGTACTTAAATCCAAGACTCTCTACATCACCAATGCTGGTCATAGGCAGAAAGTCCAGCTCCCACGCCTTTGGGATTGGATTATCAGACTCCTCGGTATACTTCCTCGCGATGGTCTGATAGTGGTCAGCAACCTTCTTTCCTATATTCCGGCTTCCGGAATGGACCATTATCCAAATATCACCTAAAGAACTCTTCTGAAGCTCTATAAAGTGATTCCCACCGCCCAAGGTGCCTATCTGATGACACGCGGAATCATATTCCTTCTCGACAACTTCAAGCTCACCCTTGGGCCTCTCAGGCATCATCAAGGGGAAAGCATCCTTGTTGTGATTATGTCCAACTGGAATGGTCTCCTGTATCTTTTCCACTATCTTGATAATGGTCGAAACATCAAGCTCCCTCAGATTAGTGCGTACCGCGCGCATCCCACATCCAATATCGACACCTACAGCATTGGGGATAATTACACCCTTAGTGGCAATTACCCCACCAATAGGCATCCCGTAGCCCGAATGGCAGTCCGGCATCAGGGCAACGTGATTAACAGTAAAAGGATGTAAGGCTAGATTCATGGCCTGCGCCTCAGCCCCATCCTCAATATAAGACGCCCAAGAATATATGGGCAGCTTTCCAGTTTCCTTAATCTTCATCATATTTTTCACTCCTCAATTATAATACCATGTTCCTTCGCAAGTTCTATTCCAGCATCAGTGAACTCAACAAACATCTCTTTGTTGTGTTGAAATGTGGTAATCAATCCCTTCTTTTTTAAGTCAGTGAGATTTCCCCGACCTTCCTTTGATCCTCTGACATTTCCATCAACTAAAGGTGTTCCGGCCCAATTTTCGGCATCCTCAGCATACGCCAAGAACAATCTCAAAGACTGCTCAGATAGGTATAACATAAAACACTATAGGCTTTCAAAGCATATAAAGGTTTTGCCTGAAAAAAGAACAAAAAAAGAGAAAATTAGCTGTCTATAGAATATATCCAGCCTTTACCAATCCACTTTTCACGGTGTATGACATCATCATGGGTAATTCCATATTCTATGAAGGAATATTTGACGAGCACGAAGTTTTCAGTCTCATTAACAACAACAGCATCACTAATCACTAAAAAATCGTGATACGTGCCCATAGTGAATGTCGGTTGCAATATCGTAACGTTTTTCGCGACAAGACTTACATCAGGGCTAATCGCACATATCCCAATACCACACGAAAGTATAAATATCGCGGCAATCGCCATTAAACATCTCATTCAAATTCACCTATTTAACCTAAGATTGTACATGAACTCATAGAACGGTTCTGGGTTTGGTTTTTCAGGCAACATACTCGACTCATACGCTTGATCCAGCAAATACATCTTTTTGGTAAGTGCTTCCTCATCGACCCAATCAGGTGTACGATTAAATGCAACAGTACCAAACGTGAGAAGGTCGCACCCGAAATTAGCAGTTCTCCAAGCGGACCGTATTCCCTTTATGCCAAGGCCCCTCTTGGTGGCATCCTTCCACTGCGAAGTAGCCATCCCCTTGATTGAATGATATGTACACTTAGCTACATTCTCACGAACGATGACATCCAACACTCGATGTTCGGGGCATGTCCATAGTACTTTTGGACTGCATACCGCCCAAATAGCATTCTGATTGCCTTTCAGAAGCTGGCCAACAAGGTGCCCCACTTCCCAATATGTTGTTTCGACATCGCGTACTGCGATTATACTCTTTGTCTGTGGTCTTGTCTTATCATATGGCCTTCCTTCCAAAATTGTCTTTGTAGGAACCACATAGACCTCCGAAATATCAAGATCCGACGTGGGTTTCTCATCTCCCCACATATGAGACCCTGTGACCGTTCTACACAATATCTTTTCCATACATCACAATATAGATCTAGTAGGTTAAATAGCTTGCGGTGCGCTGAATCTTTCCCTCATGTTTTTTATAAAACCGGCATTGCTCGCCAGTACAATCTTGGTGCTACTTGAGATATCAATTACAGCATTATCAACCTTATTATATCCAATCTTCATCCATATTTTTCCAAGCTGGTTTCCCAGATCTCCATATTCAAGATTTATTATATTAATTATCTCATCATAATCATCAGAGAAGATTGATAAATATCTAACAGTGTCATAAATGCTATATAAGGCAGATACTATGGTCATGCGGGATTGAACATGAGGAAAAAATGATGTAAAGCCATTCCATTCAATATTATTACAATTCGAATATTTTTCAGAATCGCTTCTGGTCGTCTTAATATACTCTTTCAAAATAGTCCCCCTACTTGAAAAAAATATTATGCAAGTAATCGCATATTTAGCCAAACGGTTTTTAATTCTCCATTGACATTTCGAATACCATCTTTTTTCCAGTATGCTATTTGCTTCGCGAACTGCCTACCAAACCATGACTTACATAATGGATCTTGAATCTCATGTTGGATGCAAAATGCGCGATACGCTTCATACACATCGTCTTTTGATGCCATTTCGCCAGCAACCTCTTCAATATGCTCCTCTACAAAGGTTCCTATTGGGTCAGATGCCGCCTTGTACTTCATTTTGGCATCGGTAACAGTGAACGAGTTTGAAAAGTTCCCCCTGCTTATTAAGACATCCAAATGTGGAATCACCATGTTCAATAAACCGCTAAGCTCTTCACTTGATGTAGCTGCATCAAGAAGGGCCTGATCCTTCTCAGCTTCAGTAAAGACATGATCAAATGGTAAAATTTCTATTCTACGATAGAATCCAGTCGTATCGTCCTTAACATATGGAAGCTTATTGGTAGCCATCAAAAACTTGGCAAAATTCACAAAGTCAAATGGGTGCTCCCGCTTTCGTTGTGCCCTAACCCTATCCTTACCAGATGTCAACATTTTTAATATGTTCACGTTCGGTAAAACCGTCTGTTCCATATCACCAAACTGATTCAGGCACTTATTAAATAAATCACTTGTTGCAAACCTATCTGTCTCTAAGTCGTGCATCGAAGTTGACGATACATTTTCAGCACCCAGCAACCTACAAACAATATCAATGAACTGAGTTTTTCCTGTACCACCAGGACCAAGCAAAATGAACGCCTTTTGAATGGGATACGCCCGATATAAACAGTAAGCAATAAATTCAAGAGCCTTAAAATAATCCTCGCTCCGCAAGACAGTATTAAATATTTTTTCAATTGACGGACACTCAGCTTTAGGATCATACATTATGGGATGTTGAATGCGACTGTAATAATATGGTGAGTGTGGGATCAGTTCCAACGTTCTCCAATTTAACAATCCATTTTGTACATTTATAACATTCAAATCAGCATCAATATCGCTTGCATGTATATATGTCATACCCTTTATAATATCCAACACTTCTCTAAATAGATATGTACTATATGCAGCTTCACCATCAACTTTTTCATAAGGCGCTAGCGAAGCAACTAAAGATTGGTGGATAAGTTCTTTCCCGTTTGCTATATATTTTCCATTAACATAAGTTAGTATTTCTTTTGATTCAATTACACAAATTGTAGGATGCCTTCTTAAAAACTTATCTGCAAATTTCTGAGCATTGACACTTACTATTCCCTTTCCTCGTTGGGCTTTTACAAGACACTCTTCAATATTATCAATCTCAATACTGCATCCTTCAACTTCAATTTCACTTTCAATATCTTCGTACAATATTATTCCACCAAAAATTATTTTTATAAGGTTTTTCCTATTTAGTCTATCTCGATAACAACAAAATCATTCCCACCAGACACAACTGCTATGCTATCAGGAATATCGGTAACTACAATAAATTCACTAAGTTTTGGATCTGATAACGACTTGCCAAAAATTGCACCTAAAACCCACCAATAAGGGAGACCCAATGGATACTTTATCTTATTAATTATCTTTAACGTATTACGACTGACAATTAATTTACTTGGAAATGCATCGTTCATATCGAGTTTCTGAACAGCCATCAATACATCATCATAAATACGTTGAGAAGATACCCACTTACCATGCGTTCTTTCAATGGATTTAGAACGAATAACGTCCTCTAATCGTGTTGTACCACTGCACCCACCATTAGAAATAATTGTATCATAATTGATGCCCTTTTTTATGATCTTTTCCGGTTTGTTTTTTACAATGTCACCTATTATGTCAGATATTCCCATTTTTGATTTTGATATACTATTCACTACCGGTTCAATATCCTCGGAAGCATCCTCACTTTTTCTCTTGCTCATTAATATTCACCAAAAATCATTAATTTCCTAAACTATAATCCTTATGATCGTGAAATGCAACTTGCTTCCTTATGTGATTGTCAACCATGCGTATAATTTCACGCTCACATGCTTTATCCAAACTGCATTCATCATCATTATTACAAACAATCTTAATTTGTGCCTTCAGGTCAGAGACTTTGAACTTCTTTGATTCTTCTTCAGGAGTAATTGCCAAGAGACTATATCCACATATATCTGACCATGCCGACTCTCCACCCTGATCTCCATTTGCTATCCGAAATAACTTATCGATCACCCGTGTAACGGTAAGAAAATCTTTGTACTGTTCTGGTTTAACTCCGTCAGGATATAAAACCTTCAATACATGGTGAGCATTCCCAAATGAATCGCCGTACTGAATTTGCTTCTTTGTGACCAACTCTCCAACTTCTTTTGCTTTGCTAATATAATTTCTTGACAAACTACCACTCCCGAAAATTCATGATTTTCATAATTCTTTTTGCCTCAATTCGATCCGTGTCCTTTTCACATTCAGGCAAGTTCTCATAATCAGTATACATCTGCCTCATCCAACGGTCAACCGCCCACTTTGGAATCGTAACGGTACCATCATCGTTTATCAGGGACATTACCTCGCCATCTTCTGTCTTTTTAGTACATCTCTGAAACAGGACCGTCATCCAACGAGTCCACATGTCATGAATAAAATCTGACAGTTCCTCCATTTTCTCCCTTGAAATTTTCTTACAATTCTCGGAACAAACATCTGGATTTCCAGTATCTCGCGCGCAATATTTTGATTGGAAAAGGCTTAAGCATCCACACCCTTCCTTCCATCCACAGTTATCCTTCATTGAGAGCAACCACCTTAGCTAATTTCCAAACAGTTTTAGTATATTTTCCACAAGTCCCGCATTCATAGATCTCATCTAAATGCATTCCATGAATACCATGATTATGATAACTGGATTCACTTCTTCCAAAAACATCATCGCTTCCACAATGAGCACATCTGATGTTCTCAATAGAATCGTGATTATCAAACCAATTCATTGTATCTTTCAAGAGTTTTTCATCTTGAATATCCTCTTTATTTATCATCATTGTTCACCGCTCTGATTAACAAACATTTCGTCCATCATTTTGTAAAATTTATTAAACATCATGCGCCCTTGTAATCGCATGACCTCGACGTTTTCCCCGACCATAGCAATGTCAAATCCCCATCTTTCCAATACCAACTGGAGTTCTGCCATCAGCAAATCGGCCTCTTCCTGAGTAATTGGTAGCATTCCATTAAACGGTCGCTGATTATCACAAATGAATGTGAATCCACTGTCTGAAATTTTGTCTGCCGAAATCATAAAAACACCGACTTTAAAGCTTTTCTCCCCTTACCCTATTTATAGGTTTCGCTGATCCTACACCATACTCATTATACCATGCAAAGTGATCACTGGGGCAAAATGTATATTCAAGATATCCCGTGTTATATCCACAGCATTTGCTAATTGTTACTGTTCCTGTACGCGGGCTAGCTTTAATAGACCCCTTTTCTTTCCCTGCTCTCATGTTAATTTCATGGATTCGAATAGCACTTTCCATTTCCTTGATATGGTCATAATTTGGTCTTCTAATCATAGCAAATCACCAAAAAAATAAGGTAGAGTTAAACCTCTTCCCCATTGAAAATCCTTCTTGGAAATTCGTACTCCCTTCTTGTCTTTCCCCAATTTGAAACATGACTGAAATACCCAATCACCCTTGTAACAAAATCAACTATTGGCTTGCTGCATATTGGACAAATATTCGAATTCCCGCACACGCTAGTATGTCCATCTGCGCATGTGCCAAATCCATAGTTCACAGCAAGATGACTGACACCATTCTTAACCGAGTACAATATCAACTTTTTCATTACTTCAAAATCGGTGATCCTTTCTTTTACATTTAGATGTAAGATGCCTCCACCACTAAGTATTTCCATGAATTTTCCAGTAGTTATGATCCTTTCTGGCAATGGAACATCCTCAGTTAATGGGATATATTGATTCGAATACAACTCAAAGGGTACTGCATCATCACCAAAAACAACCTTATCTTTCTGACAAAGCTTTGATGCTACACTTTCACCAGGTATCTCTTCTACATTATAAGAATATTTGTTTTCAACACTGGTCTTTTTCGCAAAGTCCTCGATGTAATTTAACGTGTCTACAGTAAATTTCGTTCCTTCTTCTGATCTAATATCGAATCCCATGAAATAATTCATCTCATGTATTCCAATTATTCCAATGGTTGAAAAATACCGATTTAAATTAAGCCACTTCAGCGGATTAAAGAACTTCAAAAACCCTGACTCGATTCTCTTTTTTACAATATTCTCTCTATGAATCAAAAGCAAATCGCGAACATCTTCAAGACGTTCTTGTAATAGTTTCGTGAATTTCTCCTTATCACCATTAGCCCTGATTGCTATCCTTGGTAGATTTATTGTTACGACTCTATGCGATCCAAGATTCATACCGCCATTTCCAAATGTATCAACCTTAAATTGCATTCTCTCGCGATCGTTTACCAATCGACAACAGCTAGCAATCTTTTCACCGCTATTAACATAAATATTGAAGCATCCCTTTTCAGTATTCACTTTTGCAACAAAATCTAGGAACTCCTTATCAACAATGTTTTTATTTTCATCACAATATATATTCATTGTTACAACTGGAAACCGGTATGGCAAGCCGCTGCTAGGATCTCCTTTTGCAAACCATTCTGCAAATAATTTCTGTATGTGCATCACATATTCAAAGTCTACATGCGTGCCATCCGGATATACATGATGTTCAAATACCTTTTTCAAATTGGGCATATCAAAAATACTCAGATTCGAGAAGGGTGACTGAGATCCAACCCTAAAAGTATTATTAGTCACATGAACAAATTTTTGGCAGTCATTTATAATAACGCTATCAGAAAGCCCCTCATTTTTGGCATACCACGCATAATTTATAAACAAGTCAGCAAGAGCCACGGCACCCGCGAACTGTTGCGAAAGATCCATGCAAAATTCTATGCACTGTGCCATAAAACTATCAGCTCTTTTTGGTGGCAAGCTATGAAGTGGGCCATACGGACGGCCTTCTGTCATAATTGGCATCGTACTAACACTTGTACAATAAACTTCTTGGATGCCAACACCTGAAGAGTCATGGAAGTAAATATCACCTTTAACAATAGAATTTAATAGGTTTGCTGCCTTGTCTTCACCGAATCTTTTTGTTGCATATCGATGAAGCAAATAAAACCCTTCCAACTTCTGAATGCCTTTTACTATCTCAGCTCCATAATTATTTGGACTGATTTCTTCTCCAGAATTTGCATTGCTGTCAATAGTCACATCAGTGAACCGTTTAGTAAAGTAAGCATGGGACATATCACCGACATCAAGACATCTTCGGGAGATGCCTTCTATATCAAGAAGGCTTCTAGTTTTTTCACTCTGATTTAAATTGTTATACCAATCATCAAAAGGCTCAGAAAATGTATTTTCAACGCGCACCAAACCATCTCCTCAGTCCTTTCTAAAAATGGCTTTTGACAATAATTCCCCTTCATTTTGGTAGGCACCCCTGTAAAGCTTTTCAGCCTTTTTGCCAATCTTAATAAAGGCGATTTGTGCTAACTTTGCATTCTCATGTACTAATATTCCATGAGTATTATAAACAACTAATAATGCCTTTGATTTTCCAGTATAACCAGCATCCCAGAACGCGGTTTCCATCGTTGCACCCATTCTCAAAAGCGTTGATCTAGGCACCGCGAATCCCATACAATCATCCGGAATGCTCACTGTTTCATTAAATGTAATTAAATAATTTCCTTCCGATAAAAGCTTGCTTGGATCTGCACTAAAATCAGTCACAAGCTCGGTCGTTGGCAACATACGAGCAGCGTTATCAAAATCAATAGTTCCAGGACCAATAAACTTTTCTATTTTATTTACAGTGAGATCGACACCACTCATCTGCTCTTGCTTATCATTGTCAATACAATCCGAAACTATTTTATCTTCTATAATTTGTTTTCCTGTCAGTAGCATTTTTTATTCACCTATAGTATATTTTCTGATTAGACGATGCTGGAAAGCCACCTGACCTTAATTCTTTGACATAAGGGCCATCCACAACCATATCAAATAGCGATATGATATCATATGGTATATCATTATAATAATGCCCTGTATACAGCACATTATAAAATTTTGACTTTCCCACTAAATCTCTAACCGCATCTTTTTGGAAGAGCGGATCTCCACCGGTTAAGCACAATGC